ACATAAACTGTCTCATCAGGTGGGTTCATGTCATTTATTGGTTTTTGTTTGGAGCGGGAGACGAGACTCCGACTCCCCTCGCCTCCCGCTCCCATCCGAATCGTTTAGCCCCCAAAGCGATCCGGCAAGCCGCGTACCGCCGCCCGTTGGCGTTCCGTCAGCATGTCTAAATAGCCTTCCGTCGTGCGCAGATCGGCATGCCCAAGCTGCTGCTGAATGTCACGCACCCCGGCCCCGCCGCGCAACATTTCCGTCGCGCAGGTGTGGCGCAGTCGGTGTGCGCTGATGCGCAGGCCCGCAGCGGCCAACCAGCGCTCAAAAATGTGTCCGATGCTCTTATGCGAGAGGCAGCGGCCATCAGGATGCCCGGCCACCGCGCCCCGCCGCTCCCGTAGCGGTGTGCAGCGCAGATCGGCGACCAGGCGCTGATGCAGGAAGATGATACGCTCGTGTCCGCCTTTGGCGCTCGACTCATGCACCATCGCGCATGCCGCATCCAGATCGACATCTGCCCAGCGCAAGCCCGCGACCTCCGCCCGGCGTAAGCCACCATAGAGCATCAACAAGACGATTCGGCGATTGCGATACCACAACCGCCGCGCTTTGACATCCAGGATTGGCGCCGGTCGATCTAGAATTGACTCCAGCTGCGCCAACTCCTCCTGCTTGAGCACACGCGGCAGCCGTCGCCGGCGTCGTGGCCACTGCAGATCGAGCGTTGGATCATCGGCCCGCAGGCGTACCCGCTGCAGCCAACGACACCACGAGCGAATCGCCGACAGCTTTTTCCCGATCGTCGCCGCCGCCAGATGCTCGATAGCCGCCTGGTAGCGACCGAGCAAATCCGGCGTCACATCGGCGACCGTCGCATCAGGCCCAATCCAGCGCGCCAACGCCGCTACCTCACGGCGGTAGACATCCCGCGCACGTGGGCGCACCTTACGCCCAGCCAGGTACGCTACGTACGAATCAAGCGTCTCGACGATCACCACCGAGACCCGCAACCGACACCCTGAGTCAATGGACTGCTCCAGGTCCATCACGACTCCTCTCGTTTTTCAGAACACGAACGATACAACGTAGTACGCCCCTGGGCCGCGAACAGAGCGACACAGGGGCGTGGGACGTTGACGGACGAACCCCGCGTAGAAAGGAGTCTGATCAACCAGTAACGCGCCGCTGACCGGGTGCAGCCGGACGTGGCCAAACAAATGCCCCAAGCCGTGCAGGGCATTGGGGCGAGCGTTCGGGAAAGACCCGAACGGGAGCAGCCGTATTGTACCACGCTCGTGCAAGACGGCATCGGGGAGGTTCTATCATGAGCGGAGAACACCATGGAAGCCGAAACGCCGGCGACACAGATGCAGAGGAGAAGGATGCATAAGACCGCATACCGCCGTACGGAATGTGGCCGGGTCGTCGTCGTCGATCGGCGACACCTGACCAATGGGGCGATTGTGCCCAACTACGTTGTTGATCTCTACCTGCCCATTCTCGGGTACGAAGGGCTTGGTATCCTCACCATGCTCTATCGATTCGTGAATCGCGGGAAACATCAACTCAAGCTTGATCTGCATAAGCATGCGAAAGTGGGGCGTGTCGGCTTTCGCAAGCTCAACCAGGTGCTCGACCTCCTCGAAGCCTGCCGCATTATCAGTGTCGAGAAGCCCGAGGGACTCGCACGCCGCTTTCATCACCGAACGGTCATTGAACTGCTCGACGCGCCGGCTGAAGTGCCGGCGCACTGGGCCGAAGAGGTGATTCAGCGCACGCCGACCGAGTGGTTGTTTGAACAGGAAGTGTCAGATAGCACTTTGATCGAAGTGTCAGATAGCACTTTGATCGAAGTGTCAGATAGCACTTTGATCGAAGTGTCAGGCAGCACTTCGATCAAAATGTCACCTAGCACTTCCATGGAAGTGTCACCTGATACTTTGATCGAAGTGTCAGATAGCACTTCGATCATGGATGTACCAACAGAGGATGTACCAACAGAGGATGTACCGGCAGCAGCGGATGTACATGCGGCGGCTGCCGCCGTCGTTCAGTTCCTCGCTGAGCAGGGAGTCGACGCCGCCGCTGAGTTTGCCCATCTCGACCTCGACGCAGTGAAGCAACGGGTCACCCACATCCAACGCGATCCGGATTGGCGACCGGCCAATATCACGGCAAGCTTGCGACGCCATCCCCCGCGATCCGCGCCGACCAGCGCCGAACCACAGCGCGAGTCGCTGATCAGCGGCGAAGAAGCCCACCAGCGAGCCCGGCGCATCGCACCCGCAGACGCCGCAGAAGAAGAGATCGATCTCATCATCCAGGAATTGTATCTGGGAGCCACCGAAGAACAAGCGCTTGAACGGCTTGCGTTTAAGCGGCTCTGGCGCGAACGGGAGGCCAATCGATGAGCTATGATCCTGTCTGCATGCTGGTCGACCGCGCCGCCGACCTGTTCGAGATCGACGGCATTGATATTCTGACCGGGGCGCGCCGGCGCGATGTCAGCATGGCGCGCTGGGCGATCATCCACGTGCTTACCGAGCGCTACGCCTGGTATCCCTCACGCATCGCCCGAGCGCTAGCTATCAATCATGCGAGTGTGATCTACGCGCTGCGGGAGCTACCGGGCCGGCTGGCCGACGATCCGAGTTACGCCGATCTGGTTGCTAAGCTGCTGGCCCACACCCGCCGCTCACGCCGGCGCGCCATGCCCATCACCGGTGGGCTGATCGTCACCAAGACCCTGATCGCGAGGTGCGCATGAAGCTTGACCTGCTCTACCAACACCTCCACCGCCGCGCCGTGGCCACCGGCATCGACCAGCGCAGCGACCTACCGGGCGGCGCCCGGCTCACGCTACGTGTGCGTGGCGATACCACCACCCTGACCATTGCCCGCCGAGGCACACGAGTCGGGGCGACCGAGGAGATCACCTTCTGCCGGCATTGCGGCGTGCCGGCAGGGGCGACGCGCATACCCGAGCCGACCGACGAGCAGCGGACCAAACACGACCAGGGCGCCACCTGGTACATGATTGCCTACCGGTGGCGCACCCAGCCGGACCAGAAAGAACTTGCTCTATGATTGCACTGAAGATTGACCCGCCGCTCCCATGCGCAGCCATTGGCGAGGATGGCGTCACGCTATGCGGTAGAACGGCCACGGTTGCGACCGCCGATCCGAGCGGCGGCGGGGAGTGGATTCTATTACCGCTGTGTCAGAAGCATGTCGCTGCACTACGGCGCATGTACAGCGTCCCGTCACGTTTCGACAATCCCGATGACGAACGGCAGGGATACATCGACCGTCCGCTTGCCGGTGACGGCTTCGAACAGCCGTAGGGGGAACCATGAAGATAAACCTGATCATCACCGCCGACTCGCCGTCCGCATTGGAACAGGTGGTCGCGTTCGCCCAGCAGCACATCCCCACACTGCAGATCGAGCGCTGGAGCGTCACGACAACCGTAGACATGCCACCCGAGAACGATCCGTATGACCTGATGCGGCAGCTATCGGGCGTGCCGGGAGTCACCATCCGCATTGAGGAAGAGACGCCGTAACCCTGGGCGGGGCTGCCGCTCGACGTTGCCCCCGTCGAGCAGCTGCGCCGAAGTAGCCAGGCGCGCCCCGCACCGCGATTATAGTACGGGCAGACCAATGTGTCTGCCCCAGGAGTAGCACATGACCGATTCAGCCGCCATCTTGATCCACTACTTCAAGGCGCTCGCCGCCGGCAGCGGCCTACGCTGGACGCCGGCGAATAGCGCCGATATTCAGCGCGCCATCGATGCACTCTTCGACGACGACCAGGCCGAGACGATACCGCCATACAACCCGGCGACGACGGACGGTCGTACGGGCGTATCGCATACGCCCACCGACGACGAACGACGAACAACGAACGGACACCAGGCAACGTTACCCGACAGCCGCTATACCGTCGTACTCGACCTGGAGAAGATCGATCCGGCCTTCGCCCAATGGCGCCGCGAACGCGCAGCCGCTGAACAAGCCGCCGAAGCGCGCCGATTATTACAACGCGAGGAACGCCTGTAGGGGAGAACCCGTGTGTTTGCCCAGCAGGGATCGCGGATCGCGGATCGGACAATGGAACGCAGTTCCTGACCCCCGACCCCTGACCCCTGACCCCTAATACGTATGCTACAATAACATTAGAACCGGGCAGCCGCGCGAACGGCCACCCGGCGCGGCCAACTCCGATATCGGCGGAGCGGCGCAATCCGCATTGTACCCTACCCGCCCCCATCGGCGCGCAGCGCCAGGCCCCAACGTCGGCTGTCTCGGTTGAGGAGACAGCATGAGCGCGCACGAAGCGCCAATCTCACGAACCTTTGTCGACGGAGCACTCCCGTTCTTACGCATTGCGCTGGGAGTCGCATTCATCGCCTATTCGGCCAACTCAACCATTCGGATCGGGGCAACCGATCTGATCTGGCTTTTTCCGACAACCAACACCATCACCATCGGCGGCGGAGCTGACGCCTATTGGTACGCCGCCGTCGTCGCGATCATCTTGTTTGCCGGCCAGATTGCCACGAGTGAACGCTATCCGCGCACCTATCATCTGTTCTTGTGGCCGGATGCCATCTACACCGGGCGCGGTGTTCAGGCGGCGCTCGACACCGCGTTGACCGTCCTCGCCGGAGCCGTCGTCGGCGACAACGCCGGAGCGCGCATGATCGGATGGCTCATCTCATGGCCTGTAGGACTGATCATCGGCTATGTCATCGCCCGCTGGGGCGAGGAGTTATTATTCGGCAAGCGCCGCAAGACCCGCCGATCTGCGGCCACAAAGGAGACATGACATGCAACCACCGAACGCGCCCCCCGAATGGCTCACCTTCCTGGTAATGTTTGTCCTCGTCCTGCTGTTTATCGGCTTCCTCTACGCCGTCCACTACATCAAGCTCGGATGGCGTCGACTTGTGGGCAGCGCAACCGGCGAGGCTGGCGAGTCGGGTGCATCACGTTCGCGGGTTCGCAGCGCCGCAGCGCCGCGTTCGCCGCGTTCGGCGTCCGTTCGTCATCCGATTCGGCGTCCTGACGGCACGTTCGCGGGTTCGGCGGGTTCGGGTTCGCGTTCGGAAGGTTCGGAGGTTCGTCCGGAGCGTTCGAATGATCCACCCGCTGCGCCCGCTACGCAGTCGGCCCCGGCACATGATATGCCGGTGAATGCCGAAGAACTAGCGTGGACTCTTGAGGCCGTACGTCTGTACATGTCCAAAGAAGAACCGACGAAAGAAGCCGCTATCTTACGCGCCTTCCCACACGTGACGAGCAAAGGCGGGGGCAGCTGGATGCGGGCAAGCAAACTGTTCAACACCCTGCAGCAAGCGCAGACGTATCGCGCGCCGGCGCCCGCTACGCAGACCACACACGAAGCCACACCACAGAACGTACAGGAGACGGTGTAACCCCAACACACGAGGAGCCACACAATGCGACGTCTGACCATGCTCTTGATCACCCTCGCAATCATCGCCGGTTGCAGCGCGACGCCGGCGAACAACTTCACCGTCGAAATCGTCATCACTGATGCGGCCACCGGCCAGCCGCTCACGCCGTCGGCGATCCACGTCGGCGGCAAACGCATGAGCGCAACCACATTCACGATCCCGTCTGATCAACAACGGCATCAGATCCGCGTTGAAGCGCCGGGGTATACCACGTGGGAAGTTGAGATTGCGGCGAACCTGCAGCCGGGACGGAGGATGGAGCTGCCGGTCAGGATGAACCGCACCACGTAGATCACGGCACGATTCCACGCGCTTTGAGATCACTGATCAGCGCGCTCAAGACCTTCGCAACATCGGTGGTATCAGTGGTATCGCCATCAAGATAGCGCTCGCTGGACGCATTCACGATTGTGAACGACGGACCGGCGAGATTGCTATAGCGTACGATATTGGCCGAGAGCCAGCCATCGGCAATCGTCGTGCTGCCGGTCGCAGCGCGTGGCACAGCCCCATCAGTCGGAGCCGTCGCAAACACCGGCAGTTCCTCAGCGGCGCCGGAGTCAAGCTGCCCCTCGATCCGGCGTACCGCGCTATCGGCCTCCGTCGAATCCGCCCGCAGCTGCGCCGTCACCCGCTCGACCCCATCGGCGACCTCGACCGTTACCGAATGCACCCGCACGCTCAAAATCTCGCCGTTGAACTCAGCCGCCAGCAGATCACCCCAGCCCCAATGCACACGATACTGACAATCCGGCGTGCTTTGAATGGTTCCACTCAACTGCTGTACCGGACGACGACGCCACAGCGCGCCATCGGCTTCTGTGGCCAACTGCGATGTCAGGGCCAGATAGCGCGCATCGACAAACATCTCACGCCGGTTGAACGGCGACGCCAGCCGGCGCGTATCGTCGGCCACAGAGACAATCACTCGATCTGCGCCAGTGTTCTGGCCCGCGCAATACACAACCGTGATCTCTTCTCGATGATCGAACGACCGCGACGAATCAGCCAGCGTACCAAACTCCGGCGATAACACCACCGGCGAGGCCGACGTCGTGCGATGATCGGCCCCGCGCACGTCAAGATAGGTGCGGAAATCGAACGTACTCCCATTCCAGACCACGTCGAAGAAGATCGGCTTCCCGGACTGGGCCGAGGCCCGCGCCAATTCCTGACAAACCAGCAACACATTCCGGCGCGGCATGGTCTTGTGGACACTCGCGCCCTGCGAGGAGTCAGCCTGGACATCCAGATAGGCCGATAGATTACGATCGGCAACCGACAGACTCCCCAGGTTCTCGCGTACGAGCGCTTTCATCAGGTTGTCCGCCGGCCCGGTCTTCACTGACTGACTACTCCCGGCAGCATAGGCGACAATCCGGCCCGAAAGCAGATACAGCGCGCACAGCGCTTTGACTTCAACCAGCAATGCGCCTCGCGCGTCATAGAACAGTTTCGGCGGCACACGCACAAACCATTGTGTTTCACCGTCGAGTGTACCGTCACGGTACACTTCCAGCCGCGCATCGAGTGGAAACAGCGCGACCAGGTCGTCACGGTATGGCATCGTCAGCGTCAGCTCAGTGATCTGGTTCTCAGTGCGCGTGTAGGTCAGGCGCGAGAACACCGGGCGTTCCAGCCCATCGTCGGAGATGATCGCCGTTCGCGTCCCAGCCGGCGATGCGACCCACACCTCATACATCGGCGTCCTCCCAGGACCAATAGCGCGGAATGTAGGCGCACGATACAATCATGCCGGAAGATACCGCATAGCCTCGTGTGATAGGTGTACCAGGGACAAAGTAGAACAACGACGGCTTACTCCCAGGCGCGAGGTACGACAGCGCCTGACGCGCCCCAACTCCCGTCGTGTAGAACCGCATTTGCTCAGGAACACAATGTAGTATTTCGCCGGAAGCCAGCGTGAGACCCGGAAAAAACAACGCTCCACCAGGCAGCAAATCAGGACTCATCGTCAGCGCTGTGACCGTACCTGGTCCGGCAATCTGCAACGTCGGATACGTAAACGCTGTGCCGACCGGAATGATATCTTGCCAGATACCACCGGGCTCTGTCTCACCCTCAGCTAACGACAAACGCCAACGTGGATCGGGCGCAATAAACCGCAGCGCAAGACGATCCAGACCATCGACGTAGTACACGTCGATCTCAATCGTCCGCAGCGCGCCGGCATAACGCAGCCGAACCACCCCCCCTTCCAGGCGACAATACCGCTGCAGCGCAGCGCGCAGCTTCGTCAGCGCCGTTCCGCGCCGATGTGTATCAAACTGCAGCGTGATCTCACGCGGCCCTACCCGCGAACGCGCATACATCCCACCATGACCCAACGCCGGACGAATCAGCACATGCTCAACCGGCGGCGGCGCAACCGGCGGCGGATCAACTGTGACCGAGACATCCGCCAATGCTAATGTCCCATCATCATCATACCCACGAATGAGATACCAGGCGCCCATCAGAACCGCCTCACGAACGGCTCCAGCAGCCGGGCCACATGCTCCGGCAGCACATCGGACCGCTGCGCCCCGGCCTTGAGATTGCGCCGTTGATCAAGAGAATGGTAGAGGAAATGCACAAACTCACGTGTCGCTTGCACAACCGCGCCAGGCGGCGTCACGCTATAGCCCCAGCTACCAGCGACGGACACCTCAGCATCCAGGCCCGGAAACGTCCAGGCAAGCCCGTCTTTCAACCGAATACCCCAATACGGCGGAATATTCGGCGTCAAAAGCAGGAACTGTGCAAGGCTGATCGTCGACCCGTCGCCGTTCATCAGCGCCGTGACGCTGATCAAATCGGCGTCGAGACGCAGATACGTACGACCATCAGCCACCTGTAGCGACGACACACCATACCGGCGCGTCGCCGTCGCCGCCTCGAACGAGCGGCCGCAATACGTTTCAATCGCCGACTGCGCCGACATGAGCAAATCGCTCACATATCCATCATCATCAGTATCGGCCTGATGGATGCCGAGCGCCATTTTGACCTGATTGAGCGGAAGATACATAGCAGCTACCCCAATAACACGCCCGAAAAATACGTGGTTAATGCGCTTCCATACACCTGCTGCGCCGTCGAACACGTGTGCCAGACATACATCTCGTAGTAGTCGGTTGCAGCTGCGACATCGGTAGCCACGAGATTGCACCCGTAATACGTCGTCCCGCTCACACTCACATGTGACTCGCGATAGCGTGCGCCGTTTTTATACAATGAGAGAATGATCCGCCCCTGATCAGTTGGAAACGTCAACTCCAAAGCACACACAAACAGATAGGCGCCAGATGTCGCAACCGTCGCCCGTTTCGTCGTCAGCGAATACATCGACGACTGATCGAATGCGACGGTATCAAGCTGAATTTTAGTAAACGTACTTGCAGCAATCCCGCTCTGACTGGTATTGAGATACGCAACGAAGGCAGGACGCACACTCACCCCGCTGCCGCCATTTGCCATTGGGAGCACACCGGTCACACCAGAGGCCAGATTGATAGGCAATTGCGCCACAGATGCCGGCAACCACCCGGCAGCAAGACGACTATCTGCGCCGGCCTTGGGGATGGCATGCGCGGCGGGCGTCGCCGTTCCGATCTCGTCAGCCCCGCCGTGTTGATGACTCGTTGAATGCGCCGACGGCGTACGAGCGTCGTTCAACCGGCTATCATCAGCGCGCACCAGCGCCAAGGAACTGGGCTGACCCGACGAGGCGACCGGGAGATCGCCAAGCAGATGGCTATGCCCGAGCGGGCTATATGGATGTGTATGCCCAAGCGGACTATAGCGCGCATCCCCACGACCCTCCGTGAGATACTGAGGATGATCATCCTCGGCCAGGCCAGTGAGCGCCCCGTGATCACTCACGCCACCACCGCCGCCGCCCGTGACACTCACCGTCCCGTCGCCGGCCACCGTCAAGCCCGCGCCGATTTTGATATGTCCCAGCTGCGACGCCGACGCCGAAACACCGGCGTGCTCATCAAGCAACGATACGCCCGGATCGGTCCAGATATGCGCCGCGACATCGATGAGTCGCAACGCCTCAATCCCAATAGACGACGCGCCGGCAGGCAGCACAAAATCAAACGTATCGCCATTCGGCAGCACACAGCGGTAGCACGACGGAAGCGATCCTTCCGCATTCGTCCACAACGACACCGAGAACTGACCGTCCTCGTTCGTCGTCGTCTCGCGCTGATCAGGCGGATAGGTCGCAGTCGACGTGAAACTGCCCCGATCCAGTTCGAAACGCACACGCGCCCCAGCCCACGGTTGACCATCAGCACGAAGCACGGTTCCCGTTACCGTCCGTGTTGTCACGCGCCCCTCGCACGCTTCGATTTCGCAAGTTGGTCAGCCTCACCCGCCCCGGTCTGGTTCACCGGCTCAGCCGGCTCGACCGCTTCCGCCCGACCGTCGGCGATCAACTGCTCAGCGATCTCATCGGCAAACTCGACCACATCGCCGGCGACATAGAACTGCTCGTTGGTCAGATGGCCACGGTAATCAACCAGAAAACGTACCTGCATAGATGCTCCTTCGGCGCAGGGGTCAGGGATCGGGGATCGAGGATCAGGCGTGTGGCTTCCTGACCCCTGGCCCCTGACCCCTGACCCCTGGACCGCTACACGGTCAGATTGTACGAAATCGCCGCCGACTCGAGATCCCGGTTGATCAACGCCACGCGCATGATCGCGACCACCTCGTACGCATCCGCTCGCGCGATCCGGGTTGTCTCAAGGTTCAGCTTGCGCTTGTAGCCCATCGCCCACTGATCAGGGCGCAGCGAGATAATCGAGCCTTTGGTGTTGTTCGCCACCGTCACCTGATCGACCTTGCCGGCTGCATTGGTCAGACCGCCACCGACCCGAGCCTGCTGACCAGAAATTTTAACCCTGTACCCGTAGATCATGGTCAGGTCGCCGCTCTCGACCGTCGCCGCCGTGTTGACATCACGTGTCTTCACACTCGGTAGTTGCAGAGTCTTCCAGTTCGTCGCCGGGTCGATGATGAAGCAGACCTTTTTCTTATCAAGCGCATTGCGACCGCCCGGCCCCATCAGCTTCACCGTCTCGATATAGTCATCATCACCGAGCACGCCACCGTCGCGAGCATTCGCCGTATTCGTCACCAGGCACAGCTTCCGCACGCCGTCGAACAGCGTATAGGCCGCTTTCGCAACCGGCGTATCACCCGTGCCGCCGTTGTTGATATTCGTCGCCGCAGCCGTCGCCGTGTCGCCGTCGATAACCACATGCTCCAGGTATTCCGCCGCCGATGTGCCGAGTTGCTTACGGAGATTGCCGGCGAACGGGATGACACTATCTTCTTCAAGATCACCTTCCCAAACCACACGCCCGGCCAGCTTGGCCGGCTTCAACGTGCGCTTGCCCGTGCCGGTCTTCGACGCCGGGATCGTCGCCGCCGGCCAGCCCGAGGCATCGATATCCGTCGCCTGGCCAACCGCATAAAACACCGGATCGCTGCCTTCGAGCGGCAGATCGATGCTCTCCATTCCGTGCGGAATTTCAATTGGATTAAACAGGTCGACCACGAAGGTTTCAAGCCGGATCGTCTCCCATAGCGACGTACTGTACGCCTGGCCGACCCACTCGTCACCAAAACTTGTCATGGTCGAGGTCATCACCTCGTTCGCTTTAATACCCAACGACTTCATCGCCGCCTGGCCAACCGCGCCGATCCTCGACGTATCCTCAGACAGCTTGATCGCCAGCGCTTTGAACGCCGACTCCGACACCCCATACTTGCTTGCGCCGGTGCGCTGCGCCGACTGGAGGAAGCCAATCAAGAACGCCGTATCGCCGGCGTCGAGATTATCATAGGGACGGAGCGCCGCGAACCTGGCGACGTGCGGCGAAGCCATAAACACACCGCCCATCGGCAGCCGGCGCGCCTTGATCATCTCCGACTCGAACTCTTGCCGCAATTCCGCCTCACGCGCCGCAACCGCCGCCGCGATAGACTCCTGACGCTCACGCTCAGCCTGCTGCTCCGCTTCCGCCCGCCGCTGATGCTCAACCAACTGCGCATCGATCATGCTCTTGATCTGCTCCCGCGTCGGCGGCTTCGGAGCCGTCTCACGCCCGGCCTGAATAGCCTCAGCAATGGCGTCTTTGATCACATCCGTCTCGTCGTCCATCGTCCGATCCTTTCCCGATGCCAAAATATGCGGATACAATGCCTTCACGACCGGCAGCGCCACCGCGTAGGGCGAAGCCGGACGCCCGGTGCCGAGATCGAACACACTGAGTTCGACAATCGGCCACTCCAACAACTCCCCGTCACGCGCCACCCGGCGCAGATGCTCAACCGTCCCCGGCGAACAGCGCGCCCGCCGATCCAACGCAGCATTCCATACCTGTTTCGCTTTGGCCTTCGCCTTGTCCAAAACGACGCGATACCAGACGCCCGCCGAATCGACCCAACGCGCAACCGATTTCCCAATATAGTCAGGCTCCGCCTGCGGCGTCCCATCGGCGTTGAAGCCGTGATAAAACACCGTCGGCGGCAAGCCGTACATGTCCTCACGAAAGCGCGTACGCGGCGTAAAATACTCTCCGTGGCCATCCTTACGAACCGGCGAACCAAACGGAGCGGCCAGCGCCTCAAGCACCCACTCCCCCCCAACATCAACCGCCTTGATCATGCTCATACACGCTCCTTCGGAGCAGGGGTCAGGGATCGGGGATCAGGAATCAGGGGTGTGTCTTCCTGACCCCCAACCCCTGACCCCCGAACCCTGGACGATTCACTATCACATTGACCCACGACCCAGGCGATTCTCGATCGCTTCTTTCACAACATCACCATGGCACGGCAGCGGACTACACCAGCACAGCAGCGTCAGATCCTCACCGTTCCGCAACCGATTCGACAGCGCCGAAATCTCAGCCTGCGCAGCCGGATCGGTAGGCAACCACGCGGCATACTTCGCGATCACCTCGTCCCGTGTGCCGTCCGGCCCGATCTTGTAGGGATTCCCGAGCGGCGACGGACGACCGATATAGACATGGCCCCGCGCATTGCGATTCGGTGTCGTCTTGCAATTCGCAACCGTGATTGTGCCCGGCCCGGACGGCCACGGCATCCACTTCCAACCCTGCGCCCATACCCCCCCGCCGGCGACCTCCCACGAGCCGCCAGGCCAGTCAGGCAGCCACGCCCGCCCGCCACCATACGGAAACGCCACCAGCGGCGTCCCACGACCCACCGCGAGCGCCGCAGCGCCCCACGTGCCCGAACCGCACGACACCCAATGCGACGCTGGGCGACACCCTGACGGCGCCATGGATGTGACGAACGCAATCAGGCCCGACCCAGGCCCACCGCCGACCGCCCAATCAACAACCTGAATCGTTCGCTGCACCAACCGTTGCCTGAGTGTGCCACCTTGCCCACCGGCCCAATACTGCACATATGCGCCCCGCTGCGCCGCCTGATCAATCTGTTTTGCCGAGCAGCGCCACGCGCCCCGGCCCGCCGGCCCTTGCGCCGCAAAGATGTGCAGTGACCCTGACGCATTCAGCGCCAACGTCGATTGAATCACCTGCTCATCCAGGCCCGAGGCATCCCCCGTCCCAATCTGGCGACCGCGACCGAGCAGCGCGGCGATCACCGCGTCGATAAGCGGGCGCGCCGACGCCGGCAGATCGCGCGATCCGACAATCGCCACATTGCCGACCTGAGTCGGCGCTGCAAGATCATCAGCCTTCACCGTCGATCCAAATAACGGATCCCAGGCGTCCCAGTCCGAGACAGCGCCGGGAATTAAAATACCCGTATCAGGATCGATACGCTCTAACCGCAAGAAACAGCGGCAGCGCATATGCGCAGGCGGACCCTCGAAGCAGCCGGCCCAAAAATCCTCGGGAACGCCCTCCAGCGGCTCGCAAACCGGACACACGCGCTCATCAAGGGCTGTACGCCAGACTCGTACCCATTCGAAGCCGGGAATCGCTTGCGGGCCACCGTTCAGAAGGCGTTGCAACGCTTCCATCACCCAGGCCATCAGACGAACGACTGCGCGAATCACCCAACCGATGATATCCTCTTCCCAGCCGGGTTCCTCACTCTTCCGCGCCGCGCCGCGCTCGACCAACAGCGCAAACAGATCGGCGGCCAAGTCATCAGTCAGTTCGGCAACCCAGGCCGAGACGGGCGGATTGATGCGCAGATCAACCCGCTCGCCGGAGACCGGCCCCGACGCGACCAGGTTATCAAGCTGAAGCGCCCGCAGCGCCTCATCAACCGTCCGCTGCGCCGTCGCTGCGACAAAGGGCCGGAGCGTCGCCGCCAACAAATCCGTACTAAGATGATCGCCGGCAGCACGCACAACCGCGATGAGCGCCGCGATAAGCGCCGACTCGTCCGCCCGCAATTCCGCCTTGAGTAGGGGCACACCACTGTGTGTGCCCACCGCTGCGCCCTCTTCACAGCCGCAATCACACGGCAACGCCTTGATAACCTCCCCCTCAACCACCGACCCCTGACCATCAACCCCCGATCCCTGTTCCCTGTTCCCTGTTCCCTGTTCCCTACGATCCGACGCCAGCCAACGCCCGCGACAATCCCCGATCGGCGGCGCCGCGTAATATTTCTGGCGTACTTCGTCAATCGTGTGAACCCGCTCGTACGCCTCTTGCTCTTTCAGTTCAAGTTCACGATCCGACCAACGGATATCGTCGAACGCGCCGACCAGATCACCGGGATAACACGGCAGCAGATTATTCGAAATCTTTTCCGCAACCGCGCATAGCGCCGGCCAGACCGTGAGATCAATCAAGGTCGCCCGCCCGCTCGTCGCGTTCGCTTCGGTCGCATTCACATCAAGCACGCTGGAGAGGCCGGGCGCAAACAAGCCGTAGATTTCCTCTTTGGTGAACTGACGACCGGCTAAGAACTGCATGTCAGTCTGACTCAACCCCATCTGCAGCCAGTTCACGCCCCCAACCCCGACACCGCGCAACAGCATCGGCCCGCTGCGCTTCGTCCCGCCCCACTGCGACCGCACATCAGTCTTAATGGTCTCCCAATCAGCATTGTTGACCATATCCGCAAAGGCCAATGCGCCCTCAAGCTTGGCGTTATCCTTGCCGAAAAAGTTCGCATTCCACTGCTGCGCATTGAGATCACCAACCGCAGCCGTCGCCAATGCTTCGATAGGCGAAAGTCCAACGAACGAATTGAGCGGATGGAAGCGCTTAAAGTGAACGATCTCCCAGGGATCGAGCGGCCAACCGGCGCCAGTCGCAGACACACCACCCGTGATACCCTCGGGGAAGAACATATAGCCCTTCAGATAGCTCTGTCCGTCAGGAACAGGCATGATTTTATCGGGCGGAATAACCCAGATTTCGGAAGGTTCGGCATCCGGCCCGGCCCGATTGAGCCACCAGTACGCATTACCGGTCAGCAAACGATAGGCGAACGTCGCTTCCAGGAACTCGAACCGCGAATGCAGCGGATTAGGCCGGCTCAACAGCGTCTCAAAGTGATGATTTGGAATATCGCGCAGCTGATCACCAGCGCGCTGCTTCACCGAGAACGACGTCCCCGCCGCGATCTGCGCCACCACCTGCACCGCCGTTTGCACCCAGCTGAGGCGCAAATAGAGATCAGCCTGGTTGTGGGCGAGCGAGCCGTCAGGAATAGCATAGCGGGCCATCGCCGCATCAGCGCGCAGAAACGCCGGCGCTTGCAGATCAGGCGACCGTTTGATATAACCCAGACGGGCGGCCAGGCGGTCAATAATTCCCATGCGGCCTCTCAATAACAAAAAGCGCCGACCCTATCGGATATCCGACAGAGATCGGCGCTCTCGGCGCTCTCGCGCTAGGTTGCTGATCTAGCGCAGCTATGTTCCATCACGCGACGGCTTCGATTCCTCGCGCCGAACACGTGAATCACGTTCGCGTAGCTTCTCAAGGTCGAAGTGACACTTCAAGCCGCGATTCTTAAATTCGAGTATATCAGTTTTTGGATCATATCGCGCGAGAAGCTTTCCCGTTCGGGGATCGCGCAGATCTTTGTACGTCATCGCCAACGTCAGACGTTTGTCGTTGAGCCCGCGCCAGGCGATGAGAGGAAGAGGCCCAACGACAACCGCACCGTACTACGAGAAGCTTGACCTACGATACCATCCTCACGGGAAGCAGCGGGTTGCGATATGGAAGCAATCCTATAACGAACGTTGTATGAAAAACCGCACACGCCCCACAGACCCCATAAGGAAACTGTAGACTAGTCTATGCAAAATCCACCATCCCGCGTGCGCTTGGACGACTCGCCGCATAATGCGATAAAGCCAATGCAATCACCGTATCGTCGTGACCATTACCCGCCGCCGCATAACGGTACAGCCCGCTCGGAAGCCGCGTCTGCTCGAAGCTCAATAGCTCGCCGACCTGGATAGCGTCGTTGAGGATACGAAACGTCCCCTGCTCGAAGCTCAGCGCCAGGCCGTCGATGATCTCTTTCTTGCTGGCGTTGGTGGTAACAAACGGCTGTATCGGCAGCGTTCCGCGCAGACTTTCAATGAGCGGCGAGCCCATATTATTCTGCTCAGCGACGATCACCTGTGGCTTGAAACGCTCATAGAGACTGGTCAAGCGGCCCTTCTGCAGACCGTAGTCAATCTGATTGAAGCGGTCGAGGTAGACCTGTTCGCCGGTCGTCACATCAACGACGGAAATCACCGTGTAGTCGCCGCTGCGCGCCCAATCGACCCCAAACGCATAGCTGTGACCGGCGAGCGGCCCGTCCTGCGCCTCAGCGATCGCCGACTGCAGCACCTTACGAAACAAACCGGCGTTGTCGTCAACAAATTGCGCCAGGAACTCTTGCAGAAAGACGATCTCAGGCACCGAACGCCGCATACTCTCGACCTCAGCCGGATCGATATGCGGATTCGTCACCGTCGGCTGCTGAAACGAGGCCCACTCAGGATCATCGCCGGATTGCCCCAGCTGGAACAACTCCCAAAACCCATTGCGGCCTTTCGGCGTCGAGAGAAAAAACGCATCGCCTTTGTAGTCGGCCAGCGTCGCGCGAATGATCAAGTTCCAATGATCACTCAGCGCCGGATCCATCGCCGCTTCATCAATGATCCAGCGCCGATACTTGCGGCCACGGATCGACTCGGCAGCCGTCAGGCTCCAAAACTCCACAATTGCGCCGGTGATCAGGGTGACACGCTTGTTCTGTTTGTCGATGCCGTTGCGGGCAATCACCGGCGCGGCCAGCTGCAGAAAGTCACGCCAGATCTCAAGCAACATCTTGTAGGTAGGTGACGCCCAGGCAACCGGCTTCCCCTCCAGCCCGGCCTCAATCAGCAGATTTGTCCCGAGGATCGTTTTCCCGTAGCGGCGCCCGCAGCAGACAACGTTAAAGCGCCGCTTTTCAGCGTAGATGCGCTGCTGGCCGGCGTGCGGACGACGAAGTTTCAATGCAATCTGAGACATACAAAAGCGCGCCTTTCCAACAAGGAAAGCCGCGCTTGCTCGCTGCTGACTGTTCCGAAGAATAACCCCGAACCCCGAAGCCCTACTCGTACGTGACAACCACCTCTGTTACGGTTTCCTGTTCCTGTGGCGCCGTCACTTTGCCGTATTTGCGTTCATAAAGCGCTCGAAACGCTCCAACATCGCCCTCAGACGCTTTGCTGATCATCGCCCTGATAACCGCCTCTTCCGCAGTCGCATCAAAGAGGCGGTCGAGCACGCTTTTTTTGGCGTCCTCGACAGATCGAGACGGGCGCCCACGAGGGTTTCCAGATTGGCCTTTTTGGAATTTCGACATCACACCATCCCTGCTATCAGGCAGATCAGCAACCGTCAGGCGGCCCGAATAGCATTCGCAATCTCAGCCAGACGCTGACCATACGTCCGGCCAGGCACGGCCCACGTACCGTTCAGCCCGCGCAGCGTCGGCGCGATGCCTCGATACGAACCCGGCAGCCCGCGATAGTGAAGCGCCTGATCAATCAACGCCCGCTGCGCCGCCGTCCCCGTACCTACCGGCAACGCATACGCCAGCAGCCGCCCAACGTGCGCCGGAATTGCATCATGCTCCCACGTTGAGAAGCTGTTACCTTTACCCGGCTCACCGGTAACCCCAATACCCGCAGGGTTCCGGCGAGGCCGCTGAGACCAATAACTCTGCAAGTAACCCGTCTCATGAATCATCTGCGCAATCGCGATGAGCGGGTCGAGGCCAACGGCAGAAGCAACCCGAAAATAGACCGGAACAATCACCTTCGACACATCCGTCGCGGTATACCCACCAGTTGGCTGACGCAGAATATAGCGTACGCACTGCTCGACCGTCGATCGCGGCGCAGCCAGGATCGGCGAGTCAGCCGTCAGCGCATCCGGCATAATCAGCCGGCTTGCGACCGACTCCAGCAGTTGCGGCTTCCAGCGCAACCAGGCCGGGCCGGGGCACACCGTACCGCGTCCAGGTAGGGTAATCTCCCGATGACCGACGATCTCAGCCTGCGGGTAACGCTCGACCAATTCGCGTAACACCTCAGCCAGAGCATCGATCCACTTCTGCGCCGGCATGCCGGTAAAATTCGTCAGGCAGCTTACGCCCACACACTCGTGATTACGCCCCCAAATGTGCGCCCGCTGCAGATCGAGATCCGAGAGGTCATAGCGCGCAATCGCGCCGCCGTTCGTCTCTTCGGCAAGCGCGATATGATACCCTATACCGCTCCAACCTTTGCCCAGATGATACCGGGCCACTGCGCGCACATCCTCAATACCTGTACCGGTCGGGTAGAGCGCAGCGGCATGATGAACAACGATATAGCGCGTCCTGGAGCGCCGCTCGGTAAACAAGCCCTGAAACTCTTGTGCAACGTTGTAACGATTCACTGGCGACTCTCCAAGGCTGCAACGCGAGTCTCAAGCAACGCCAGACGCCGATCCATCGCCTCACACAACACCGCGATCTTGCTCAAGTTCTGCTTTTGGACATCCAGATAATCACGAAACAACGGCGTAAGCTCCTGAATAGCCGGCCCGACGTAACGCAGGAGCAACACAATCAACGCGCCATACTTGCCCAGGTTCTCAACTACCAGATTGACGATCTCCGCTTCGGTCACTGTGGTTCCCTTTCCAAATCAATACACGTGAATAAAAAAGCGCGGCCAATTCCGATGAATTCGGAACTGACCGCGCGTACTCCGCTGCTGGTCTATGAGGGAACAGGGAGTAGGGAACAGGGAAAAGAACACAATAACAACATTGCACGCAACGGTATCTGTTCCCTCTTCCCTCGTCCCTCTTCCCTATCACCCCATCATTTTGTCATCTTGTCACAGCCGCGACCACCCCGCCCAGCAATCCGACCACCAGCCGGCCGCATGTCCTCAGCAATCGGCTCAACCCGAGGCTCATATGAAACGGCAACCAGACACTCAACAATCGCGCCGTCCTGACGGCGCATATCCAGGTCGACACGAACCGCGCCATGCTGACGAACCAGCATCATCGCAAGCTCATCCATTCGGCGCTCAAAGTCACAGTTGCGTTCACGGTCAGAAGGCCGGATGGTACGAGCAAACACCGTACGCTGTCGCAGCGGCGCATCAGGTGTATACACATAGTGCTCATACCCAAAACCATTACCTTCCATCCGAAACTCAATCCTAGAAAAGGAAAGCGCGCAGCCTCAACGGGGAGACCACGCGCGAATCGCTGCTGTGACAATGTGCGCACTATAGCAACGAGCCATTACCAGATTATTACCGCAGAAAAAGACCATAAGAAAAGACCTAACAATAACGCCCGTTGCGGCTCAACCAACCCATGTTTAGCGTTAGGCAGGTGAAAAGCGAAAGCTTTACGAATATCCGTAGGCATAATGCACTCCCACAAAGAGGAACTGCAGGGCAAAGAGGGCTCGACCAATGCGCCCCCGCTTTCGCGCGCCGGCAGAGCGGCTGACGATCATATGTCACAGCGGAAGCCGCACAGCCGGACGACGCGAGCGATGGGCGAACGCCTCCGGCAGGAAGGTGCTTCGAGCAATCGCGATACGGTAGTTCTCGACATGAAAACGCGAGCGATAAAGCGCATTGCTAAGCGGAGCGCCTTCGGCGGATGTCCTGCGGGGGCTTCTGCCGCCAGCCCCCCGCAGACACCCCCGTGGCGGGCTCAGCGGAATGACGATCACTTCCCCCGCTCCACACGGCAGCGGAAGGTATACCCCTAACTCGACATGGACGGGTGGCCGCTGCCGTGTTCCGCGATGGGGATACGTTAAGGTGGCGGCGGCAGGGCCATCATTACCCCAACCGCAACGCCCTTGCCCTCGACTGCGCTGCGCCTCCCGACTCGCGCCACAGTGACTCAGTCTAGCATGGGGACCCCGGCCTTCGCGCAAGGTCTCCGCCCCACCTCAGCTTTACAAGCTGTGGTGGGTCCCCCCCTTGACGCTTCGGCCACCCCAGCTATCCTGGCACTGTTCGGCGCGGTCGGGGGCTTGCGCGTCGGGCCGGCGGGCTGCGGTGGGGTTTGGGGTTTTTCTGCCCTGCCGCCGCTCCGATTCAAGGGGGGCGATCTGCAGCGTCTGCGAGTGGGCGCGCATTGGCGCGGCTAGGCGCGGCGGCGCGCTGGATGACGACGCTGACGGCAATGCCCTACCACTCCCCAGCGCCGTACCGCGCTCAACCTGGATGGCGCGCCGTACCATCTGCCTAACGCCGTGCTTTGCCGCATTCGGACGCCATGACAGTTTGTTCATAGCGCTTGTGGTATGCGCTCATTCGTGCTATACTATAGTTGTGTTTAGTTGTGTTTTTGCACTCGCGCGCGCGTCCGTCCTTTTTTTTATCCTTGTGTTGTGTTTTGTTGTGTTACTGGAGGTTTGTCATGCACGCATACGAAGTCAGGGGCATCGGCACAGATCAGTCTTGGAATTTGCTTGCGCGTACTGCGCGATCAGCTGTAAGCCAAATCGCGCAGCCGGGTATGCGCGTGATGGTCAGCAGTCGCGGCGTCGTCATCCGCTACCACGTCAACCGAGTCGGTCACATCGTCGAGCAATCGCGCTACAGCGCATAGGGGGATGCAATGCCGATCTGTATCCGCTGCAACCGAGCAACACATCAAGACGATATGCAGCCTCGTCGCCGTCACTGCCGCTCCTGTCAGCGGATGGCGGATCGGATGAGTTACTACCGCCGGCGCTTCGCCAAGCTGGAGAAGGTCAGCCGTCGCCGTGCAGCCGCCTATGGTTGCACGGTCGAGCCGGTCGACTACGAGGCAATCTACACGACGCAGATCGGGATGGATTGCCCGTGCTGTGGCTATCCGCTCGCAATCGATAGCGTCGAGTTTGATCACGCCCAGCCGCTGGCCGAGGGCGGCGCGCACGCAGCCGACAACATCAGGCTCGTGCATCGCACATGCAACCGTGAGGCGTCGATGCGGCGCTTCATTTTGTCCAAACTGCTCAACCGTCTTGTTTAACTAGCCCGCCGCGCTCGCGTCCGTGAGCGCGGCCTACCTACCAGAAGGAACCCGACATGGCCTACCGTCCGCATCGCATCGCCAGCCCAGACGCCGTTTTCGCCGCCGCCGCCGATCTTTGCCGCGCAATCAGCGCCAGCGCTCGCATCACCGACGATGCCGAGCGTGACCGTTGGTACAACGCGACAACCAAAGCCGTTACGCAACTGATGGACGGCGTACGGATCGAGCGCCAGGGCGATGACTTTATCTTTCCGTCCCGCAGCCGTGGCGGGCTTGCCCATCGTGTGAACGGAACATGTGACTGCGAAGCCGCCGTCGAGCAACGTAAACCATGCTGGCATAGGGCTGCAAAGAAACTTGTCCTCGTTATCGAGGCGTCCGAACACGCCGCGCTCGATCCTGAGCCGGAGCCCGATCCGCAGCCCTATCACTGCCCGCGCTGCGCGGCGCCGCTCCACCATCGTACGGATGGCGCCGAAGTGTATATGTGCTGCAATCCGCGCTGCAACTTCCAGATCGCCGCTGATCTGATGGAGAGCATCGACATCGTACACTGATACAACCGGCGGCGCTGCACGGTGCAGCGCCGCCTAACCCCAAGGAGCACAGCTATGAACACACTCGCCGACATCGCCGCCCAGATCGCGCAGCCGTTCGCCCTCCACCAGGTAGAGGTTCGCGCCGGCGAAGAAAGGCAACGGGAGCACATGACGGAAGCGGAAGCCTTACAGTACCTCTCGCTGCGCGGGTGGAATCGCGTTGGCGCTCCGCAGTTCAAAGGGAAAGGTCAATGGGAATATTGGGAATTTCACGACTTCGGATCGGATGCGCCTTGCACCATCGAGATTGCCCGCGACGAAGTGATTATGTGGGCTGAGCAACTGCGCAGCCTGGAGCGGCCACGCCAGCTACGGATGGCGTTATAAACGAAGCACACGGGGCGCGATGATCGCGCCCCATAACTATGTTGTTTCATTGTGTTTTGTGGTAGTATATGGATATGAGAATGTATCAATTCAAGCCAAGCGCCAAACACGAGATCGAGCGCGCCGGCGTCAACCAGGCCGACATCGCCGAGCGCGCCGACTATGATCGCCACGAATTCAACAAACGACTCAACAAAACCGGCAAAATGCGCCCGGCCACCGCGAACCGAGTCGCCCGCGCCTTCGGCCAGCTCGCCAATATCTCGCAGGACGCGGCCCTCGGGCTGCTCTTTGATGAAATCGACGTTGCGGCGCGCTGAGGCGTCGCCGAACAAGAAAGGATTTTTGCTATGCAAGCGACCGAGATCACCCCAGAACTCACGCAGATGAATCGCTTCTGGTATATGCTCGCGGGCACGATCACCGAACTGGACATGGCGCTCGACCACGGCGAGTACACCGCCGAAGAGCGACTCGTCAAGGTACGCGCGATCTACGAGTTCCTGCAAAGCCATATGCCACCCGTCGCGCCGCCAAGCGTGCAACGGGAAAGCATGGCGCGCGACGCTGAGCGAACCCAAGACGACAACGAGTACTATGTCATGAACGAGAACGGTGAGTTCGAGGGGCCGTTCACGTTCACCGAGGAAGACGGCGCGCCGTTCACCCGCGAACAAGACGCCGCCATGCGTGCAGAATGGGAGCGAACGCATGCGCGTTGATGTGAAGTGGTCGAAGCGGGCGAGTCAAGAGTTGCGTGATTTGCCGCCCGCATTGCAGCAGGAGGCCAGAGACCTTGCGCGCAATCTCCTCAGCAATCCGTACATCGGCGAGTATACCCACACGGTACACCTTAGCGACGGCAGCCAGGCGTACGTTCACACCTATGCGGGCCTGCGCGTGATTGTCGAGTTCTACCGGCGCGGCCTGTTCCGCCGTACCATCGTGATTGTCATTCACAGCGTACGACCGATGGATTGGCCCAGCCAGACCGACTACGAGGATCGCACCCGCCCGTAGCCCGCGCGCTGAGCGTTACGCCTTGTGCAAGGCGTAACGCTCAGCGTCATTAGGGAGACACAATGGACATCAACCGTATCATCAAGGCGCTGAAGCGCCTCAGTCCTGACGACCTCGACCGACTACAGGCCGAGCTGATCGACGAGCAACACCGGCGCGACGTGGCCGAGATGATCGGCGACGAGTATATGATCGTCGAGATGCCGAACGTGCTCCGGCGCGGCCACTCCCGCCAGGTCGAACTCGAAGATTACAGCTATCTTTGCGGTCGATGCAACCGCGTTGTGACCTACAAGAAATACCCCGGCAACAATGCGCAATCAGTCTGCGACTCCTGCCTGATCGACATGGGGATTGATCCGCGTGAGCGCCGCTCCAGCGCCGCCAGACAGAAGCTCTACCGCGAGCGCCGCAAACAGCGCAAGGCTGGAGCGGGCGATTACGTCGACGGCGAAGTCGTACCGAACACGCCACTCTTGCCGGAACCGGCAAAGGCGCTGCCGGAGCCGTCAGATTAGGCTCTACTGGAGCGCACGAGCACCGAAAAGAGGCTAAGCGTTACGCCTTGTGCAAGGCGTAACGCGACACGCCGCCCAACTGCAACCCGCACAATCTGTGAGATAATAACACGCGCTTAACCTGACCTTGACGGCTACTCGATCATCCTGTATCATCTGAATAATCCGCACATTCGGCAGGAGCTATCACGATGCACTATCAGGATGGAGAGTATTACAAGCCGCACGAGGCCGCTGAGATTATCGGCGTGTCACAAGACACAATCCGCCGCTGGTGCGAGCGCGGCGTCTTCGTGGGCGTCATTCGTCAAGGCATCACCGAAAAGAAGCGCTATCTAATTCCCGCAGGCGAGGTCGAGCGGGTCAAGCGCGAAGGCAATTTCGAAGCGGGAAAAAATAACGTCGCCCACCTGGCAGCCTGAGAAACTCAACCAGGTGGGCTATTGCCGGACTGTACGTTAACAAGATTGATACAGCCCTAAGTGTACCATACACGCATGCCTGTGCTCATCACGCGAATGATGAGAGACGGGTCACAATGCGTAGAGGTTCTGGAGCGGGAGACGAGACTCGAACTCGCAACCACCTGCTTGGGAAGCAGGTGCGCTACCATTGCGCCACTCCCGCGTTTCGTAGGCATACTGTAGCACTTTTCGTTGCGGTTGTCAAGATTTTTTCA